ACCAAGCGTTACGTCTGCGTCTGGAAATGCTTTATACCACTTCTTTAACTTCTTAATAGCAAGTTCTAGTTCTGCTTTACCACCCATACCATCAGCATCGGATTCGTGATAAGAACTATAATGAGAGTCGATACAGTCTCCAATAAATACAACCTTGTTGCAGTTGTGTATCTTATACTGCTCTATACAAAATTCTAAGTAACCATCTAAACAGAATGGCTCGTGTAAGTCTCCTATACATAGGACTCTATTCTCCACCTTTGTAATATTCTCGTACGCTTTCTTTACGTTACCTCTTAATCTAGGTCTAAAATCGCTTTTCTTTACCATTGGTTTTCTTTTATATCTATTATTGTTATAATTAAACACGTTACTATTAATAAGGTTATTCCAAACATAATATTTAATTTAATAATCTTATAACATCTATTAATAAAACACCCACAGCAAAACAATTAAATGCTGATGTTTTATAATTCTCTTCTTTGTGATGTACATAAGCACAAATAATGTTAAGTACAAATAATACAATGTATACAATATTTAAATTCGTCATAATATATCTTTTAATTTCTACAAATCTATATGAATTAATTAACGTGACCTAATTTAAAACGTAAAATAATTAAATTGTTAAAAAGTCGCTTATTTATTTGCATAGTAATTATATTGGTTGTAAATTTGCTTAACGAAAATAACTAAAAACAATATTATGGCAAAATTAAGAGAAGATACAAAAACAGAATTAGAGTTTGCAAAGTTACTACAAGAATTAAGAGACTTAAATCTTTACGACTTATCAGGTAGAATATCAACCGCATTTTACGACCAATCATTTGAACAATATGTAAGAGGTTCTAATATGGTTAACGAACATTGTAAACTATAATTATGAAAAAGATACTAATACAAAAGCTAAACACGTTAAGAGATAATTTAACGGGTATTAAGAAAACAGAATTACAAAACGACATCTTAGCTTTGAAATTCACAAACGACGACAAATTAATTTTAACACTTAAAAATAAATACTATGAGTAAGAAACTAAACACCGAAATAGAAATTACATATAAAAAGAATGGAGATATTAAAACTCTTACCTCTGTATATGATAAAGACCAAGTAATTAACCAACCAATAATGTATAATTTAACAAACAAATTCAAATAAGATGAGTATATTTAAAACACTAAGTGCTATTGATGTAAATAGTAAAACAGAAAAGAAAGGAAAGTTTACATATTTGTCTTGGGCATTTGCTTGGGCTGAATTAAAAAAAGTTTCACCAACTGCATCTGCTAAAGTTTATCACGATGAAAATACTAATATGCCATACTTCGCTTCTAAGGCAGGTGTTATGGTAAAGGTAGGTGTTACTATTGAAAACTTAGAACACATTAACTACTTACCTGTAATGGACTATAAAAACGCTGCAATAGCATCTGACAAAGTTAATATGATGGATATTAATAAAGCGATACAAAGATGTACTGTAAAAGCAATTGCTTTACATGGTCTTGGACTTTACATTTATGCAGGTGAAGATTTACCAGAAGAAGAAATTAAGATACCATCTGAGAAATTAAAAGAATGTAAAACACAAGCTGAGTTAAAGGAAGTCTTTACATCACTTACAAGAACAGAGCAGACAGCAATGAATACTTTAAAAGACGAACTTAAACTAACATTACCATAATGGAAATAACTGTAAATATCACTCTTAAAATAGATGATACAGCGTTAACAGACTTTGAAAGCTGGTTGAGAAATCAGCTTGAAGTCGTAGACGTTCAGATAGTACCGAACACAAGACAAATGTATTTACAAGATACCAAGTTCAAGAAACTACTTAAACAAAAGAAAGACTTACAAAGAACCACTTGGAATTACATAATGAAAAACAACCATAAATATTTAGAAAATGAATAAAATACAATTAGATAAAGCAATCGCAAATAGTATAATTGGAATAGTAAATAAATATTTTGATATACAGCAAGAAACAAAGTGTAGAAAGTTAGGAGTTATGTTACCAAGACAAATCTCTCAGTATTTTATCCGCAAAAAATTAAAGTTGTCATATAAAGCGATAGCAAATATGTTTAACCTAAAGCAACATGGTACTATAATGAGCAACGTAGATAAGATAGAAGGGTTTTCTGTAAACGATAGAGAAGTTTCTTTATACGTTAAAGAGATAGAGTTATTACTTAGAGAGAATCCAGAGATTTTACTTTACAGAAACTCATTAGATATCGTTGAGCAGTTAACAGACATTAATAAGATACTAGATGTTAAGAGTGCTTTTGAATTAATAAAAATAAAAGAGTATTTACTAGGTAGTTTAACTAATATTTAATAAATTTGAAGATGGAAACAAAATATATAAAAGAGTTAATGTTATCGGGTGAGATTTCTTACATAGACGAATCGTGTTCGTTAAGTTGTGACGACTCAGAAGGTAACTATTTAGAACTAAGTGCAGAGCCTTTAGATGGGTTTTTTGATATAGCATTTTACAACTCAACAGATGAGATAAGACTAACAGATGAGCAACACGATATGATTTGCGAATACATAACGCAAGAATACTACGAACACCACAGTAATAACACAGCGTTTACAGACGACGACATCGAACATTTTAACAGTTTAATAAATTAAGATGCTACTAGATTTATCAATACCAGAAGATTTAAAGAAAGCTGAACTGTATTTTAAAACTATGGTTATAAGCAAATTTAAGATAGAACTAAAGAGATTAATCCCTAACAGAAGTATAAGTTTAAATAGTTATTTGCACGTCTGTATCTCTTTATTTTCTATTGAGTTTGGTTATACCTTAGAAGAATCTAAAACACTCTTAAAGCGTAAATGTAGCTTTATGATATACGATAAGAACGGTTTAAAGTTCCTTAAAAAAACAAGTATGTTAAATAATCAAGAATGTAGCGAGTTTGTAGAGTTTATACGTAACTACTCAGCTAAGCAAAATTTATACATACCAAACGCTGACGAGTATAAAACTAATAAATTTAACATCGACAAAGAAATTAATAAAAACAAAGAATATTTATAATGGAAGCAAAAGAAAAAGCAAAAGAGTTAGTATTTAAATATGAAAATTTAGTAACTATTTGGGATTGTTATAATGATGAGCCTATGGAAATTAAATTTAGATTAGGAGATATGAAAAAATGTGCTTTAATAAGTTTGAATGACAAAATAATATCTATAAATAAATTCAAACACCCTAGTAATAGTAGAGCAATGAACAGACGTGTTGATAAAGAATTAAAACATTTAGAAGAGGTTAAAGAAGAAATAAATAAACTATAATGAAAAAACACACTAAAATTTATATGGACGCTCTAGGTTACGATGAAACAGATTTTATGCCTTGCGAAATTACAGGAAGTACTGGTGTAGATATACACCACACTGCAAATAGAGAGAAAAGAATAGAAAATCTAATGTTATTAACTAGAGAAAAACACGTAGAACTTGGAGAAATTAAGAGTGAAATGTGTTATTTGTTGGAAGTACATAGGGATTTTTTAGATGTAAATGGCGTTAAGTTTGACAATAAATGGTTTGAATTTTACATAAATAAATATAGACAATATGCAAATTGAAATAAACAATCTTACAAAGTTATCTTTTAACGTCTACAACAACTACCATTGGACTAAGAAAAAAAAGTTTAAAGACAATCTTAGAAAGTTAGTTAAAAACTCAACAAACCTTAAACTAAAAGGTGGTTATACCTTAGATTTTATGTTCTATTTTAAAGGCAGAAGATTAGATAGAGTAAATGTATTTCATTACGCTAAAATAATAGAAGATACTTTATTTGAGCAAGACAAAGATAACGGTTGGGTAAAAGTAGATACTAAAAAAGGCACAGAAAATAAATGTATTTTATATTTAAAAAAGCTGTAAATTAAAATAATTGTCGTATATTTGCGTCAGTTACGTGGTGAGACAAGGTAACAATTAATAAAATATATAACCTTTAATGCTGACGGAATCTCACCTCCCGAAGCGTTAAAGGTTTTTTAATACACAAAAACTAAATATTATGGAATTTAAAGGAACAAAAGGTGAGTGGAAAGTAAGAATTTTGAAGACAGGATTTGAAACAGAAATAGCTTGCGGAGAAATAAGGATTGCTGAAGTTAAGCATTATAATAACGGTAAAGAAGATGATGAAGAAAACTATTTTAAATACGACCCTTTACCAAAAGAAGGGTTAAAAAACGCAAAACTAATAGCAGCAGCACCAGAGTTGTTAAAGGAGCTTCAAAAAATAAAATTAGATATAGATTTAGGTGTTATAGGGGTTAGGAAATCATCCCCTATTTACGAAGGCATCGTTAGAGCAATTAACAAAGCATTAAACTAAACATAATGGTTAAACTAACAAAAAGAAAAGGATTTAATTTTTTTCGTTCTTACTTCGACGTTTACAACGAATTAGAAAGTAAAGATGATAAGGTTGCTTTTATGGATGCGTTACTAGAACGTCAATTTATGGGTGTAAAACCAACTGAACTAAAAGGTATGGCAAAGTTTGCTTATATATCACAGACGAATAGTATTGATTCACAGGTAAAAGGTTATGAAGATAAGACTAAAACAAAGTTAAACCCCTTAGAACCTGTAATTATTACCCCTACCGTACCCCCTACGTATGGGGGTAAAGTTACCCCTACCCTACAAGTAGAAGGGAAAGAGGAAGTAGAAGTAGAAGATGAAACCATCAACAACATTTTTTTAGAACACAGAGAAAAATACAAAGTTTATGCTAATCAGCTTTTTAAAGATAGTATATTTGTAGAATCTATCTGTAAAGAGTTCTTAAAAGTAGATGACAAAGAAGTTCGTTCTTTAACTTTAAGAAAATATTTAGGTTTATTTTTAAACAGCTTAGACCAATCTAAAAAGATACACAATAATAAAAAAGAATTTCAGCAACATTTTCCTCACTGGATGCGTAAACAACCAGCAATAGTAAAAGTTTACCCTAAAGAAGAAAAAATAAGATACAGTTAATATGGAAAATAAAGAAAAAATACAATACTCAAAAGAGTACTGGGATGTTAAAAATAGTGGTAAAAGACTATTGTATAAATTATCACCTATGAAAAACGGTAAATATAGAACGTTTGAGGTTGAAGAAAAAGACTTTAACGCACTTAAAAGTTTATTAGGTTATATCAATAGGGTTGAGTCTAAAACTGTCTTAAATAACCAAGTGTGTGCTAAATTATATTTAATGGAATTAGTTGGACAAATAAGAGAAAATAAAACAACTGTTTTTAATGACAATATATTTACTAATATTTCTCATCAATTAGCAAAACCATTAGAATTATTTTATAAAGCGTTCTATCAAGATTTATGTAGTAATCAATTAAATAGATTAGATAAAGATAACTTTAAAAATAAAGAAGGTGATAGTGTTTTAATGGATTATCACAGATTTAAGAAAACTTTTACTCCAGAATATATCACTAGAAAAATAGACGAAAGATTTAGTTTAACATTACATAAAAGAAGTTAAATGTTTGAAATAGATAAACCAGCAGATTTATTAAAAGAAGATAGCGATTTTAGTTACAAAGACTATGTAATTAAACACGAAACAATTAACAAAGATGTTGAGGATTTTGTTACAGGTAGAATACCTCACGGTTTCCCTTGTGGAATTAGCGACCTTGACAATCATTTTCTATGTAAAAAGAATGAGTTTTATTTGTTGACTGGTAAAAAAGGAGACGGAAAAACAACGATACACCAATGTTTAGAGATAATGTACAGCATTGTAAACGGTTTAATATGGGTGGTTGCTTTTCAAGAAAATAGCGAATGGAGTGTTAAGTTAAATTATATGGCTTATTTGCTTGGAAGATTCCCGAAAGACGTTTATAAAGAAGATAGGGAACTTTACGACAAGGCTAGTAAATGGGTAGATAAACATTTTTACTTTATTGAAGTAGAGGATATTAAAACAGCCACAGAAGTAACTAAAGCAATTATAAATAGCGGTGTAGATGTTCACGGTTTAGTCATTGACCCTGTAAATTCTTTTAGTTTTGGATGGGATGATACAGGTAACGACCATACAGACGGTAAAGTAGCAGGTAGAAAGATGTTAAACTTCACTAAAAAGTATTGCAGTATTCACGCTTCACAACACCCTATCATGTCGGTTCAAAGAAGTAAAGAAGATGTTACAAGTTACAGTGGTGAGGGCGGACATTACCTTAATAAAGCATCATTTACTTATTACATAAATAGACGTGGTAAAAATGAGAATGAGTTTTCCGTTGATAATGTTAGAAATAAGCATACAGGGGGTAATACAACAGAACAAGAAAACCCTCTAGTAATATATTGGCATCCAACTAAAATAGATGTAGGTTATAGAATTAGTAATGAAAAGGAATTAGATGTAATTGGTCAGATAAGAAGGAAATACAACCCTTTAAACCAAGAATTTAAACCTAAAAAATTAGAAGAAAAAAAGACTTTACCAGTCGCCTCACTTAAAGATGCTTTTGGTTAAGAAGAAGATATACCATTTTAAATTAGGTTATTAGGATAATAAATATTAATTTAGCAATATAGTAGTTAATTGTATATAAATTGAAGCGTTTAAACAAACTATTAGTTTGTAAATTAAGATAAAAATAAACAAATATTAAATATATATAAAATGAATAAATCAAAAGAATTACAAGATTTTGCAATATGGATGACTGGATGTGGCTATGATTTTACACAGCACGAACACTTCTTAAAAAACAGATATTTATTAACCCAGTGTTGTACGGAGTTAAAGACTAAAGACAGAATATCCTTTCACGTTTTTGCAGAAATTAACAAGTACGCTAAATGCTTTCAAGGATATAAAAGAGATGGAAAGACTTTTAGTGAAACAGAGGTTTTAAAAAGATACAATACTTACTTACAAAGCCTTTAATGTTTTACAACGTACCCTTGTATGGTTTATAGCGTGAAAGTGTGCAAGGAGTTTCCGATAGCAAATAGTAAATAGATACAAAATAAAGTGATAGCGAATAAACTGCCTTAGCTATTAATTATACAAGATGTTGGCAGCAGTTAATTAAACAAGATGGAAGTTAGAAATTTAAAAATGGCTGGTTGGTATGCATCT